CAGCAAAGCCCTGGCACCCGTAGCCGCGTGGGTCTCCGCTGATGACTGCTCAATTCCCCGGCATCAAACCATCAGAGCGGAGCTTCCGTCTCGGTCAGTTCCCTACAAAGGTGTACCGCGCCTTGTCTGGCGCCACTGTCAAGCGAGCCTTTGGCAACCGCGCCTACGGCTACGAACTGCAGCTGACCTTCACCAACATCACCGACACAGCGGCATCCCAGCTGATCGACCACTACAACGGCACGTCTGGCGGTTTTAGCCGGTTTACCTTGCCCGCCGAAACATTCGCCGGGATGGACGCAACGCTAACCAGCAAGATCCAATCGCCCACGCAGATCAAGTGGGAATACACCAGCCCGCCTGAAGTGCGTTCGGTCTACGTAGGACGCAACACGGTGACGATCAGCCTTGCCGGGGAGCTTGATTACTGATGAGCGAAATCCGCATCGCGCAGTATTTCAAACTGACAACTGCTAGTGGCGTCGTTCACCGCTATCAGAATTATTTTGTTGGCGCGAGTAGTTCGTACTTGAGCGAGGCTTACGGCTTTGCTCCGTTTCAGGCATCTGGTGCGCTTGCCACGTTGAACGGCGATAACGAAACGCTGCAGGTACTGTTCCCGAACTTAGAGGTTGTGCTGCGGCTCGTGGAGCAAGCCAACGGCAACCGCTTGAGCACCTTGGCGTTTACGACAGCATGGCTTAATGCCAGCGATCAAATCTTGACACCGTTGACCGATTACTACGTCGGCATTGGCGCCAGCTTTAGCGAAACCACTGTTGAACTTCGTTTCCGCTCTGCGATTGACAGCGTGGGCAGTGCCTTTCCAGCTCGAACCTTGACACGCGAAAACGTTGGCCCGCTACCTCTTAACAGCGAACTGTATTTGCGGTGAACGACCTAATCGGCTTGAAGCGTGCGTGGGGCGCCTACCCCGGCGATGGTTCAGGCACGGTCGATTGCTGCCTACTGTTTGCCGAAGTTCGCCGCCGGCTCGGCTACTACGATCACACACCAGATTTTGCTTGGTACTTTGAGCGCTATACCGACGACACCTTTCCGCGTCGGATCATGGCGAAATGGCTGCTACAAAACGGCACGCGGCTAGATGGTCCTGAGCGTCACGCGGTTGTGTTGTTGCCTGGTACAAAGGGCGGCGCCATGGGTACAGTGTTAGACGACGGCAACGTTTTGTTTATCAGCGAGAGATCCGGCGTGGTGCTGGCTCCGCTTCCGCCTAATCACGGCCATTATTTCAGGCTTCACAAATGACCCGCCGCCTACTGCCCTACGAACACCAGCTGATTGCTGAGCTGGGCATTAGCGAGCAGGAATATCTGAACTTTGTGCAGGCGCAATTTGATCACACAAAACTGCCTGCGGACAAACTAAAAACTCCGCAAAATGATCCTGCAACTGTCGCACTTGTTCTGACGATTGTTGGCGTTCTGTTTCAGGTTGGCGCTGCACTGTTGGCACCCAAGCCAGAGCTTCCATCTCAGCAAAACCAACGCCGCAGACGGGACCAAACCTTTTCCCCGCGCTTTGGATTTAACAGCGCACAGGAGTTAGCCAAGTACGGCGATCCTGTCAATCTGGTTTATTGCAACACCGACCAAAACACAACGGGCGGCGTTCGCGTCAACACCTCAATGGTGTGGTCCGCTGTCAGCAGCTTTGGCTCCAGTCAGTTCATGCAGATGGCTGCAGTGATTGGCGCGTCAAACATTGATCCCACCGGCATTGATGTGGCCCGCACAGCCTTTGGTCAGGCAACCCTGCGTCAGTTTGGCGCGCAAAAGTATTGGCTGTATTTACGTCAAAACGGAATTCTGCGTTTTAGTGATCAACGCTTCGGCGCTGGCACAGATCCAACGAGCGTCAACGAGCCTGCATCAGCGTTTGTTTACCGTGCTGCCTTAACTGGAGCGCAAAAAGCAGAAGGCTTTAGCCAAGCATTTTCACCGTCCACGATGACACGGTGCGGCGTTACGGCGCCAATTCCGATCAACGTTGTTTATCTGGATCGTGACGAAAGAGGTTCATCCAGCCTGCGGGCAGATCTAGGAATTGAACTTAACGGACGTGGGGGATATTGGCCCGACAACGTTTTAGATAACTCACGCCCGATTGTTCCTGTTGGGACTGTATTTACCCTGCGTTTCAAAGGGCTCGCCAGCAATGGTGCCAGCGATGTACGCCAAGCCGCATCTGAGTTGCGTCGTACTTTGCTGAGCTACATAGACGCGGCGAGCACCTACAAGCTAGGCAGCGCCAAGTTTCGCGTTAAGGGTCAAATTCAAGATCTGGAGTTGGATAACGATGCGACCACCATTGATCTGGAATGTATCGAACCCGGCATTTGCCCAGAGGAAGATTATGGCACGCTCAACTACAAAGCCAATGAGCGCGAGGCAACAGATGAAATCAAGCGCCTTAACGCAGAAATTGTAGAGCTGAACAGGCTTATTTCGCAGACGCCGCCGATTCTTACTGGCTCTGCATCAGCCCGCGCCGGCGAAATCACCAATCGAATCAATCAAATCAACGACCGTATTGATCAGATTGAAGAACTGCGTGACCGCAAATGGACAACAGCAGAAATTGAGGAAATTGCCGGAGACGACGGCAGCAACTACGACTCAATCACGATTCACTTTGCAAACAAAGTAGAAGATGCCCGTGAACGTCGCCGCGAACTGCAAAGCAAAATTGACGACGAACTAGACAAAGTACGCGCTGATCGCAACAGAGATCGCATCAGAGATTGGAAGGAAGAAATACGCGGTATCAACCGCCGCCTGAAAAACCTACAGGCAAAATTAGATGAAGCCATTCGTCAATATGGCTTTGCTGATCGCAAAGGACGCAGCCTTCGTGAAGACCGCAAGCGCCTGTTGCGTGAACAAAACAACCTCAACAAAGAGCTGGCAGAAATCTACGGTGGCACCAGCAACGTTGATCTAGACGCCACAAATAGCCGCTCTAGCGGTTGGCAAAATCAAATCAACCAAAAGCAAGCCGAAAAGGCATATTACGAAGCTGTTCTTCGCAACCCGGAACTGCTAAACGACTTCTTTAATACCAAATGTTTGGTGAAAATTGAGGAAGCAACTTACGAAACAATTACCCCCTGCCGTGTTGTTGATTTTGCGCTAAAAGCTCGGGTATTCAAGCGAGTGCAAGGACGGCAAAAGGTCTATGGCGAAGTCACCATGGACAACTACAAGGAGAGCGATAACGGTTACAAACTGCGCTCCATGTTCTTTTGGGTCTGGTATCGCCGCACTGGCAATGACTGGACTCGCGTACCACGCATCTTTGTTGTCCGCCGTGGCGCAGACGTAGACAACTTCATTTCGCTCAAATTCATCGCAGACGACAACACCGGCAACTGGCAATTCAAGTTTGAGCCGATTGCTGAAACTGCTGCTGAAATGCGCCAGTACGGCTTTACTGATTTTGCCTACATCGAAAACGCTGGCAACGTTCAGACCATCAGCGGACCTGCAGGCGGCACGTTTACCTTCACCGGCAAACTACGCAACCGCGATGGACTGCTGGCACCCATTAACCGCAACCCGTCTGAACTTGACGAATGGGGCCTGTTCTCCATGCGCTCAGACACGCAGTTGAATTTCAGCTTTGATAACGGCCCAGAACTAGAAATTAAAGCCGTCACCGAACAATCCACAGAGGCGTTCAGTAATTACCCGCAGCTCTACAACAACCTGACAATGCTGGGCTTTAACGTCTACAGCGGTCAAGGCGTACAAGATCTGCGCTCTATGAGCGTCTTCGTCAGCAAAGGTCGCCTAGTGCGCCGCCTCAATGACGACGGGACTTACAGCGCAAATCCGGACACCGCCTCCAGCTTTGCACCCGAAATCTTCCTGGACACCATCCTCGACAACGTTGACGGCATCGGACAGTACGCCAAAGTTGAAGGTATTGACCTGCCTGCACTGGCACTGGCTAAGCGTTTCTGCCAACGCAACAATCTGTTCTTTGATGGTGTGATTGCTGAGCCGACTGCCTGGCGTCAATTCTGGGCAGAAGTTGCACCGTACAGCCTGCTGGAACTTGGCCGGATTGGCGGCAAGGAAACCCTTATTCCTGCAGTGCCCTGCGACAACGCCGGCAACATCACCCGCACGGTGCAGATCCGCGCCATGTTTACTGCCGGCAACATCCTTGAGGATTCCTACAAGGAAGAATTTATTGACTACGGCAGCAGCGTTCAGGATTTAATTGCCACGGTGATTTATCGCAACACCGAACGCGACGGTGTGTTCCCGCGTAATGCCAGCGTGGATGTAAGCCTTGTTGGCGTAACTGAAGCAACCGCAATCCGTCAGACGTTTGATCTGTCGCAGTACGTCACCAACAGAAGCCAGGCGATTATGTACGCCAAGTTGCTATGTCAGCAGCGCCGCAATATCCGCCGCAATATCGAGTTCAAAACTTTCCCAACCGACAGCCCCCTGTCCCCTGGCGCCTACATCTACGTCGATGCCGGCCTGCAGGAATGGCAGGGCATTTACAGCGGACAGGTTGAATCGGGTGGCGCGTTAAACATTCCACTGGCAGACACCATTCCCAACGGCAGCTACAGCGTGTTGCTTTACAAGGATGGTCAAAGCGTCATCACCACAACCGCCAGCATCAGCTCCAACGTGGCTAGCTCACTTGCCGGTTACGAAGGCTGGCTATTTGTGCTTGGAACACCTGCCAAGGCGAAGCGCACCTTCCGCGTGGTTGAAGTCCAGATGGATGAGGAAGGCGAAGTCAGTGTCCGGGCTGTGGAGCATCCCTGTGATAACTCCGGCCAGAGCTTGATTGCTGACTTTAGCGACGGGCTATTTGTCATCCGCTAGCCTGAAACTACGCATAACACGGTCTGATGGGCTTCTATACAGGTCGCTCCGGTTCCTTGGTGGTGGACGGGAAGCCTGTCGCCAAGATTCGTGATTGGTCGCTTGATACGACGGTTGAACTGATCAGTACGAACACCGTCGATAGCACCAGCAACACGTTTGTCCCTGGCATCAAAAGCGCCACCGGCAGCGCCACGCTGGTGTACTACAGGCTTGAGGCTGGTGAGTCTGCCACCTACAGCCAGTTCACGGCATTACTGGGCAAGATCCAAAAGGTTGGCGCGGTTGCCGAATCTGACCGCGTGCTGATGGAACTGAAAGTCGGCACCAACGCCAACGACAACATCCAGTTTTACGCCTACATCACCTCGGCACAGGTGGCGGTTTCTACGGGCGAACTGACTTCGGTGCCAATTCAATTTACGGTTGACGGCGACTTCATTGCCGGAGGCGTAATCGAATGACGGTATTCCTAGGCGTTCATGGTTCCGTAAAACTGCGCCGCAATACAGGCGTCATCCCGATTGAAGTTGCTGACAGCATTGACCCGGCAGATGTAAACACCAGCCTCAATCGCATCGGTTTTGATACATCCCTAGACAATATCCTTACTGGCGACCGCGTAGACATTACGACCACCGACGCACGCGGCTTGGTGTGTTTTGCCAGCAGTGCATGGGCCTCAGGCGTGGTGGAGCACTCAATTTCGGCTTACGTCAACGTCAACAACGCAGGCGGCCTACGGTTTTTCACTACCTTTTCCGATGCGGTCAATAACAACAGAGCTGCTGAACTGAGCACCTATGCCTTTACCGGCAACCCGCTTGCGATCAGCTACACAATCCGCGACGTTAATTACAACACGCTTGGCAATGTAACCAGCTATCAGCTCAACACCGACCGCGAAGCACTTGACGCCACAACCCTAAGCGATAAGTTCCGTAGCCAATTTGCAGCAGGACTAATCAGCGGCAGTGGAACGATTGACTGCCTGTTTGATTACACAACTAACGGCGAAAAAGAAACGCCCTTGGTGATGCTGCAGTTGATCCAACGTCTTGATATTGGCAGCGAATTTGAATGCGCGTTTTATCTGACCGACTCGGAAATTACGCCTGAAACGGAAACGATCTTTTATCAAGCAACCGCGATGGTCACGCGGGCTGGCGTCACGGTCAACACAACTGACACAATCCAGTGCGCGATTGATTTTGTAACCACAGGCGAGATTCGGTTGCTGGTGGGACGCCCTGCCGATTACATCCTCAAGGAAGACGACGACCGCATCCAACTGGAACAGTCTCTCAACTTCCTGCTACAGGAAACGACTGATTAAACTGACTTTACGGCCGCAGGCACTGGAGGCTTTACCTTGTCCGACCAACGCATTACGCAGTTACCTGCCCTTTCGGCTGCGTCTGCGGCGGCCACCGACGTATTGCCTGTTGCCGACGTATCGGCCAGTCAGACCAAAAAGATCACGGTCAAGGATCTGGTAGATGCCGGTCTCGACCTTGTAGATGCCAGCAGCATTGATCTATCAAAACTGGATCAGTCCAGCACCACCAAGATCGGCGCTACTGCCCTTGCTTCTGGCGCTGTCACTGCAGCCAAGCTTGCGGCTGATTCCAGCATTGCGGTTGATACCACCGCTCCTGTTAGCGACAACTTTGAGGGTCGCGGCTACTACAACAGCAGTACCGGCATCCTGAAGGTTTATGCGGCTGGTGCCTATGCCGACGTAAATGCGACGATTGCCAACGACGCAGTTACCACCGCCAAAATCCTTGACGGCGCCGTAACGACTGCCAAGGTCAGCAGCCTTGACACGGCAGCACTGGCTAACGGTGCAGTCACCTACGCCAAGATCCAAGACGTTTCCGCCACGGACAAACTGCTGGGTCGCAGCAGCGCAGGATCCGGCGACGTAGAAGAAATTACCTGCACCGCAGCGGGACGGGCACTACTTGACGATGCTGACGCTGCAGCACAACGCGCCACGCTGGGCCTCGGCACACTCGCCACACAATCCGGCACCTTCAGCGGCACCTTCAGCGGCACCAGCTCCGGCACCAATACCGGCGACCAGACAATCACGCTGACCGGCGACGTTACCGGCTCTGGCACTGGATCGTTTGCTGCCACCATCGCAAGCGCAGCAGTCACCGAAGCCAAGCTGGCTAGCAACGCGGTTTCTACCGCCAAGATCGTTGACGACGCCGTAACCGCCGCAAAACTGGCGGACAACAGCGCAATCATCGTCAGCAATGCCACCCCGAGTGGCTCTGGCGCATTTACGGGTCAGCAGTGGCTGAACACTGCAACAGGTCTTGAGTACACCTGGACCGGCAGCGCATGGCAACGTCAGGCAGCGGTCAACACCATCACCGTTACCGACGCCTCCCCACTGGCGTTCTCGGTTTCGTACCCGGATAACTTCAGCGCCAACGTTGACGTAACACTCGACACTCAAGCCGCTAACCGCGTTTGGGCTGGACCGACCACTGGCTCTGATGCTGCGCCCAGTTTCCGCGCACTGGTCCCCGCTGATCTACCTGACGCAACTGCCAGCACAAAAGGCGTCATCCAACCTGGCACGGGTCTGTCGGTTAGCAACGGCACGCTGAACCACAGCAACAGTGTTGCTACTGGCACCTACACAAAAGTCACGGTTGACGCGCAAGGTCACGTCAGTGCCGGCACCACGCTGAGCGCTTCTGATATCCCAAGCCTTGACGCCAGCAAGATCACAACTGGCACCTTTGCCACGGCTGTTGTTGCTGACGACGCGATCACTGGCGCGAAACTGTCGGACTACTCCACCGCGCAGATCGGTGAGGCACTTCCCACGGCTGACTTTATCGGTCAGTTGTTCTTCAACCCGCTTGATAAAAACATCTATCTCTGGGACGGTAACGTCTGGCAGCCGGTCGGTGTTTCGCTGGGTGAGCTGGTTTTTGCCGGCACCTATGACGCCAACCTGAACGAGGTTGTTACCACCACAACGGTTGGCGCTGCTGTTGGTTTGGTGGCTGGCGATCCACTGCCTGCTGCGTCTAGCACGCTCACCTCTTATTACGTGGTGGTTGCCGAGGCTGGTACGGGTGTGGCGCCTGCACCTGCTGTTGCACTGGCACCGCCGGACATCATCCTTTGCGATGGCGCCAGCTGGACTGAAATCGACGTGTCCAGCACGTATGTGGCGCAGACCGCTGCAAACGTTGGCTTTACACCGGCAGGCACGATTGCTGCCACCAACGTTCAAACCGCGATTGAGGAGGTTGCGACTGAGGCAGCTAACGCCACAAACCTGACTAGCGGCACCGTTGCTGTTGGCCGTGGTGGCACTGGCGTCACCTCTTACACCAAGGGTGATCTGCTGGCGGCGTCGGCTAGCACCACGCTCAACAAGCTTGGCGTTGGCACCAACGGTCAGGTATTGCGTGCGAACAGTGCAACCGCAACCGGCTTGGAGTGGGGCGCTGACTTTGTTGGAACTGTTACCAGCGTTTCAGGCTCTGGCGCAATCAGCGTTGCCAACGGAACTACCACCCCGGCAATCAGTATCGCCTCTGCCAGCACCTCCGTTGTCGGTGTTGTTCAGCTCAGTGATTCAACTAGCACCACCAGCTCAGTTCTGGCGGCGACTTCTACAGCGGTTAAGGCTGCCTATGACCTTGCTGATGCTGCACTGCCTAAAGCGGGTGGCACGGTAACTGGCAACATCAACCTTGATACCAACGTCAGCCTGGTATTTGAAGGCACCACTGCTGATGCTTTTGAAACCACGCTGAGCGCCACCGATCCAACGGCTGACCGCACCATCAGCCTGCCTAATGCTTCTGGCACAGTTGCGCTCACCAGCGACCTAAGTGCTTATGCGGCACTGGATACGGCGCAGACTTGGACAAAGGGCCAGCGCGGTGAGATTACTGCCCTGACTGATGGCGCCACGATCACGCCTGATTTCGCTGACTCCAATAACTTCAGCGTGACGCTTGGTGGCAATCGGACCCTTGCAAATCCGACTAATCTCACCGCAGGTCAATCGGGCTGCATTTGGATCACGCAGGATGGCACCGGCTCCCGGACGTTGGCTTATGGCAGTCAGTGGGACTTCACCGGAGGAACCGCACCGACGCTAACGACAACTGCTGGAGCGGTTGATTGTTTGGTGTATGCGGTGCAAAGTAGCACCAAGATCACTGCCACCCTGATCACCAACCTGAGCTGAGCTAATGATTCCTGGAAGCGCTAATCCTCTCCTGCTTGCTACTGCTGCAGCCGGAGGATATTCCATTAGCAGAAGCGTTCGTTTCAACAGTAGCGACAGTGCCTACTTGTCCCGCACCCCCGCATCTGCGGGCAACCGCAAGACCTGGACCTGGGCGGGGTGGGTGAAGCGGAGCGTGCTGGGCAGCAGTCAGACCATTTTTGCCGCTGTTCAAGACGGCAACAATGGGACCGTACTGCAGTTTAGCGCGGCAGATAAGATTCAGTTTTTTAACTACGTAGGAGGCGCATACGCTGGGCGCAGACTCACAACCGCTGTCTACAGAGATCCTTCTTCTTGGTATCACATTGTTCTTGCTTGGGACAGCGCAAACGGGACAACCGCTAACCGAATCAGGCTTTACGTAAACGGCGTAGAGGTAACTGTCTTTGACATTAATGGCGACCCAAGTTCTTCGGATTCTATTTTTAACTCAACAAGCGCTCATTACACCGGTGCGGACGTTGGATTCAATAATCAGTACAGCAATCAGTGCCTTGCTGATATTTATTTCATAAACGCCCAAGCCCTGGACCCCACCAGCTTCGGTGAGTTTGACGCCGGCACCGGCGTGTGGGTGCCGAAGGCGTACACCGGCAGCTACGGCACCAACGGCTTCCACCTGGAGTTCGCGGACAACAGCAGCAACACCGCAACCACCTTAGGGAAGGACACTTCTGGTCTGGGCAACAACTGGAGCCCGAACAACCTGTCGGTCACTGCTGGTGCAGGCAACGATTCCCTCGTAGACGTTCCCACTAATGGCAGCGAGGTTGACACGGGAAGTGGGGGGCAGGTAAGGGGCAATTACTGCACCGCAAACCCACTCGCAGCCAACGGTGGCGCCACGTTCAGCAATGGAAACCTTGACGTAGCCACACCCACAGATAATAACGGCATTCACATCTGCACCATAGGTATCACAAGTGGAAAGTGGTACTGGGAATCCACTATTACAAACGCCAATCCCTACGCAGCGTTTGGCATCACAAAAGAAGGATACTCAATTGCGTCGGGTGGGGCTGGCATTCTTGGTGCGTCTAGCACGGCTTACGCTTATATGGAAAATGGGCAGAAATATAACAACTCATCGGCATCTGCATACGGCAACACGTTTACCACAAATGATGTCATCGGCGTGGCGTTTGACGCCGACGCTGGCAGCCTGTTTTTTTACAAAAATGGTGTGGCGCAAAACAGCGGCACTGCTGCCTTTACTGGGCTGACATCTGGGCCGTATTTTCCCGCCGCATCTGATCGCAACACCAGTACATCTACGACGATTGTTCACAACTTCGGAGCCCGTAGTTTCGCCTACACCGCCCCCAGCGGCTTCAAGGCGCTCAATACTGCATCGTTACCCAGCCCGTTAGTCACGAAGCCTTCGACGGTGATGGATGTGCTGCTGTGGTCGGGCACAGGTGGCAACAGAAGTCTCACGGGCTTAAACATGAACCCCGATTTTGTGTGGATCAAGCAAAGAAACCAAGCGTATAGCGTTGGCCACCAGCTTTACGACATTGTTCGCGGCGCTGGTTCACTAAAGCAGCTTGATTCGTCGAACACCACGGCAGAGGGTGGCGGTAACACCAACCAGTACGGCTACCTGTCTTCGTTCGATTCTGCGGGCTTTAGTGTCACCGCTGGTAGTGTCGACAGTGATTACGTCAATAAGTCTGGCGTCACCTACGCCGCCTGGTGCTGGGACGCCGGCAGCTCCACCGTCACGAACACCGCAGGCTCCATCTCTAGTCAGGTGCGGGCTAATGCGAGTGCGGGGTTCAGTGTTGTTACTTGGACGCAAGCTTCTGCGGGAGCGAACACCATCGGTCACGGCCTTGGTGTGGCCCCCTCACTTGTAATCGTTAAAAGTCGTTCGCTTGCTTCAGAGTGGGCCGTTTACCACGCTGAGCTTGGAGCTACAAAGTTCTTGAAATTAAACGCTACTGACGCAGCCGGTACTGTTTCGGCTTATTGGAACAATACTGCGCCGACAAGTTCTGTATTTAGCGTTGGAAGCTGGAGCAATCTTGCTGGAGACAATCTAGCCTACTGCTTCGCCCCAGTAGCCGGGTACTCTAGTTTTGGCAGCTATGTCGGCAATGGGAGCAGTAGCAATGATGGGCCATTTGTTTACACAGGCTTTAGACCAAAATGGGTAATGATTAAAGCGTCTAGCAGTGATCCAAGCGGCGGGGGATGGTGGAACATTATTGATGCCACGCGCAATACGTACAACGCTGCAACAAGCAGACTTGGAGCAAATAGTTCAACAGCAGAAAATAATTCGTATCAATGGATGGACCTCCTTTCAAATGGATTCAAATTACGCGAGCTTTTGGATGGAAGCAACGTAAGTGGCGTTACCTACATCTACGCCGCCTTTGCGGAGTCACCCTTCAACTACGCCCGCGCCCGCTGACCCCACTAGAGAACAAGGTTAAAGCGTCGGCATTTCGTAGTCCTGTGTCGTATTGCAGTAGTGCTTCCAAATAACCTCAGCCGTATTACCGGCCCACTTTGCGACTTGCGCCACAGGTATTCCCGCCTCAATCCAACGGCTGATTGCTGTATGGCGCAGATCGTAAGGCCGATAACGATGGCTGGTTAATCCAGCGTTGTGCAATTCCTTCGCTCTGTCATAGAAGAAGCTCTGGAACGCATACCTGTTGTACGGAAAAATGTACTCATTGTCCTTGTCTACGGAATCAAGAATTTCTAAACACTTTTCGTTCAAAGGCACAACACGTTTTTTATTTGTTTTTGTAGAAAGTTTCAGGCCATGCGTAAGGGTGTAATTGCAATGGATCAATAGTTTGCCATCCTTTAGGTCAGTCCATTTGGCAGCGCGAACTTCACCTGTACGCATTGCTGTCTGGAGCATAAATTCAGAGTAAGCCGACCAACGTGCGCCACATTTTGTTTGGCGAGCTTCTAGAGCAGTGAGTAAAAGCGCTACTTCACTGCGTGGAATTACGATGATTTCTTCATCCATTTGGGGTGCTTTCGGCATCCGAAAACTGGCAATCGGATTCTTGGGTAGGTAAGCAATGTCTTCGCTGCTGACCCAGCGGTAAAGAGCCTTGACATACATCGCCACACGGCGGCTGGACTTGACGGGTTGCTGGCTCAAAACCCATGTAAGAACCTGCCTGCCTTGCTCCAGTTCCGTAACCGGACAGCGCCCGATCCACTTATCGACTTGCCTGTAGTCCGCCATGAGACTGGTGGGACACAAGACAGCAGAACGCTCTGCGTGGAACTCGGCCCATGCGCTTTGGAGGGTGTGTGGCACAGTAGTCGCCTACAGGGCCGAGTAAAGTACCGCTATACGTGCCTCCTGTCTAGGTCCAGTACAGATGTTCCTGTTAGACGGCAAGCCACTGAGCCCAGACGTGGCCTTCACCCATAACGGCGTCCAGTACCCGGCTAACTGGGTCAGACTGGCCAGCCCCGAGGAGCGCCAGGCTATCGGCATTACTGAAGTGCCCGATCCTGCCACCTGGGACCAACGTTTCTACTGGGGCTACGACGCCGAGGGCAACCTGATCCCCAAGGACCACACCCAGTTGGTTGAGCAGTGGACTCAGCAAACGCGCCACACGGCCAACACCCTGCTGGCACCAACGGACTGGATCATCATCCGCGAGGCAGATAACGGCAAAACCGCTGATCCTGTGCTGCGCACTTGGCGCGAGGAAATCCGTCTCGCCTCTGGCA